TTCATCTAACTCTTTAAAAATCTTTTGTATGTCAGTAGAAATATCTCCATAAGCCTCTTGATAACTTACAGGATTATCAGCATTATACTTTTCAATGGCTTTAGAGAAAGCTGCGTCAAAAGGACTTTTAGGTTTTACATAACCCTTAGTAAGTAGATCAGATTGAATTTCTTCTACAAGTAAAAAGTTATTATCGTCAATTATATTATCAAAGTCTATAAACTTCCTAGTTGAATCAATAACTATTTCGCCAGAAGGGCCAGTGTTAAATTCAGAGAAAGGAACGCTACTATCTATAATAGACCCCCTAACATGAACTAGAGTTCCATCCTCATAGTGCTGAGAATGAGCTTTAAATTTTTTACCTGGAAATCCTACATTAGATACTACAGGTATATCAAAGTAAGAAAGTTCAGTTCCACCTACAAAACCTGCATCTCTACGTTGTCGTTGATACTGTTCAAATTGAGTTACTTTATTCTCAGCTATGTTTGCAAAACTTTGAGATATACCTCTCCCTTCTACAACATCAAGTAATTCATCTCTAGTATATCTTTTACTGGGATCTATAATTTCATCTTGTATAGAGGTTTCTGGAATAGATGGATTCTTTTTTATTTGACTTAAAAACTCTGAACCTAATAAACCTTTTTTAGGTATATTTACAGTTTTTGCAAACTCAGCAATAGGTTCTCTAAACATTAAAGACTTAAGATTATAAATATCTAAAACTTTATCAGAAGTAGAATCCGACTCTCCCGATAAGAATGATAAAGGAGCCTCACGTTTTTGATAAGTAGGAGGAGTAGCACCAACAAAGCTTCTAACCATCGAGGGATCATACTCTGTTTTTAGCTTTTGTGCTACTTGTTTAGATCCTGCAAGGAATGCATCAGCTGCATCGTCAAGTTGAGTTATGCTCTTAGCACCTACAGCTCCACCAAAGGCTTCTGGCATAGAGTAAAGATCTCTAGCCATACGTTTTTCTAGTTGTTCTGTTGGCATAACTTGAGCTACAGAACCTACAGCATATTTAAATGCAGTATCAGCTAGACCTAAACCTGCAAGTCCTGTGTCTTTAAGATAATCTACAGCACGTTTATATGCAGTAAAGATAGCAGGGTCATCAGGGTCTACATCAATCTTACCTGCATCCATAAATCTATCTTTGGTTTCTTGAAAGGAGTCAGCTGCAAAACTTCTACCAGTAAAGTCGTCAGGTTTATACTGAGGGTAATCTTCTGGACGAATATCATCATCAGCAGATGGTAGCATAGATTGCATTTGATTTTCAAGAGCTGCCATTAATTTTGTCCCTCAAACGTAGTAGTGATCGTAGTGCACGTATCTCACCTTGTAGTCTATAGATCTCATCAATCTCCCTAGACTGTTCTAGTGTTACATGTGTAAAGGCGATCCGTTCAGCAATCTCTTCGATAAACGGAGTGTATAACTCTGGGTTATTTACAAAAGGCTTTAGTGTATTATTCACGACTAGTTTCATTGTACCTGTTGTTGACCAGTATTAGCTGAGAAGCCCTGTTCTCCTGGTGTAGGAGCTGTACCAGTACCTATGTTACCACCCCCGCTACCTTGAGTATCCTGTACCTGTGCGCCAGCAGGAGCGCCCTGAGCACCACCTTGAGGCTGTCCACCTTGAGGAGCTTGTCCTTCTGGTGGAGGTGGTGGTGGATTCTCTTCTTTAAACTTTTTAAGTATCTCAGCTTGAATTGCAGCATCAGACATAGAGTTTACAAGTTTATCTGGATCAAGATCCATAGACTTACAGATCTCACGAATAATATAATCCATCTTAGCAAATGGAGCTAACACAGGATTTTGTACAACTTGTAAGAATTGCATTAATCGTTGACTTCGTACCTCATTAGCCATTAGGCTTTCAGTACCACGAGCTTTTACTTCAAGATCACCTTTGATTTCTTCGTCGTAATTAAACTGCATGTTAAAACTAAAGAAAGCTTTAGCAAGTGGACCAAGCAAATAATCATCTACATTTTTAACTACGTTACGGATAGAGCCGTTGGCAGCAGACATAAGCATAGAAATACCAGAAGCAGTACGACCAACACCAGATACCCCTGTCTGACCATGTGCGAAAGATGGAAATCCAGTTGACTCATCTGCTAATACCCTTGCCTTGTCAAACATCTGCATGTTCTCGTTAGATACGTTAGGGAACTTGGTGCCAAAAATGGCTTGACCAGGTGCCCCTCCCTGTCTCCTGAACACCTTCCCTGGATACACGGAGAGGTCTTGCCCTGGGACGAGATTCGTCTCGTCAACCTCAATAAGCATATTACCTGACAATGCGGCATTATCTACTGCCATACGCATAAACCCATTCATTAGGGTTTGAGTATCATCCATATTTTCTGCAATGCCAATGCCAAAAAAGCTATAAGGACTTACTTCGTAAGGCATAGAGAAGTATGGAATAATTGCAGGTGTAAAAGGGTTCATAACTAAACGTAACACTTGTCCATTACAGACCCAAATGTTTACACTCAGTTCATCCATATCAGAAAGTTCTGAAGGAATATCAATGTCATGACCTTCAAGAACTTCTTTATCTACATTACCCCAGAACTCAAGAACTTCATAACGTTCTGTTCTAGTTTCTTGGGCATCATCTTCCATAACTTGTTCCCACCACTCTTTAGTGTAGGACTCACCAAGTTTAATTGAATTATCAATAGCATTAGCACGGAAGAAAGGTCGGCGTTTAAGTGCACGTAGTTGTGAACGAGACATTTTATGACGTTCTACAATATACTCTGCTTCATCCATATTAGATGCATCAGGGTCTGGATAAAAATTCCATATAGATACAGAAGAAGTTTGTGGTACTGTCTTGTAAGTTGGTGAATACTCTCCACCTTCAGCCCAGTTAGGGTATTCTTTATCTACCGCAAATGGACCTTTCATTACACCTGTACCAAATAAAGCACATTCAAAAGCTGCTACACGTAGTTGTTTATTAGCACCAGACTCTTCTAGCTGATCATGGATTTGTTTTTCCATTTTCTTTGCAGCAATCATTGCAGGGTGAAAAGTTATTTCAGTAGCAGTTTTACCATTACCTTCTTTAAGAAGATCCATTACAGGTTCAAACTTATCTTGCATACCTGCTAGACGTTCCCGAAGATCTGTCATAGTTTCTCCAGGTAAAAGCTGCATGTCCTCTTGACTAGGACCACCTTTAGCTTTTTGCATATCTGGATTAGACTCAAAGTATACAGACTCAGCTACACCTTCAGGAAGAGTAGTAGGCTCAATACTAATAGGAAATTTATTACTCCCAAATAATACTTCTACAATTTGACCATATGCAGCAAGTACTTTTGTTTTAGTAACTTTAACAAATACTTTGGATTTTTCTGTAGAGGTGAACTGTACATCAGGCCCATAAATACCACGATAATTGCGGTAAGCTTGAATCCAACGTTGTTCTTCAGTTTCACGGGCAGTAGAAGCTTTACTGTATTTCTCTTGGACTAAACCTACAATAGTACCTGAGGCTGGATCAGAGTAATCTTCCGCCTTAATATCATCCAATGCATTGGAATCTATTGACTCCATCGTATCTTCAAAAAATTCATCTTCTTCCATATCTTATCCTTAATAGCCAAAGGTTGCGTCTGAAACTTGAAATCCTGTACTATGATTATTAGGATCAAAATCAAATAGACTGCTTCGTGGTCTAGTCATTATACCGTACCTTAAAGCATCATACAAGTGATCTTCTGCGTGTGTATCCACATCTTCAGGGTTGTTTTTATCTAAAGGTATAGCTGGTATTTGAGAAATAGTATTAGTACAATTATTAAAAAAGACCATTCTTGGCTCTTCTGTAAACTCATCTATTTGTAAGCGTCTATGTATTTCATTTTTACCAGCTACACGAGAACCTCTAGATCTGTCTGAAGGTCTCCAACGGCAACCCTTCATAATCATCTGTTCAGCCAATGATGGTCCAGTATCACCACGATTATGCCATAAACTAGAATCCAAAACACCATACCGTATCTTTTCACCATCTTCAGCTTCTAGTATTAGATCGGCTAGGTCTGTTGCAGTAACTTTAGAAACATACATTTCTCTGTAGATAATTAATTGTTCAGATGGACTTACAGTAAACCAAAGCACTCCTGTAGCAGATCCGTAGCCATAGTCACAAGCTCTAAACTTTACCCAGCTGTTAGGTATATCAAAAGGTTCTACTACATGCTCTTTACGATTAAACTCTGGAAAGGCTGCACCTTCGTTAATATCCCAGTCACCTTCTAGTAGCTGCCTTCGTTGATGCTCAGGTAACGACAGAAGATTAGCTTCATACATACCATCTTCTGCTAGATAAGGATTATCGAATAAGGTAGCAGGTATAAACCTACGTTTAAACAGTGGCTCACCTTCCCGACTATGACCTTTCGGCCAGCATATAACTTCACCACTATCTGTATCCGTTGCCCAAAATGCTTCACTAGGAGTGCTAGGATCAATAAAGGTCTTCTTGACCCACTGATGTCCTGGACCTCCAGGGTTACTAGTAGCCCTCATGTAGAGGGGTAAACCACTAGCTTTAGTTGTTCTAAGTCGTGACCTCATATAATTCCAAGGATAAGGGGTAGGCCACTGTGTAAGTTCATCAAAGCCAATCCAGTTAAAGGCTTGACCTTGGTATCTCATAACATCATCGTCACGGTCTAGGTAAGACATCCAGAGAGTTGCACCACTAGGAGCTACCCAAGTCTTATCTCGTTCCATAAACTTGATTCCAGGGATAGCTTTAGGATAAAGCTGTTTAGATACTGAAATAAGTTCTCTAAGTTCTTCTGTACTTCTACGTACTAGAAGCATCCTAGCATTAGGATTACCTAGATAACGAACAGGATCAGCAACCATAGCATAAGACTTACCTCCACCAGCTGATCCTCCATATAATACTTCTTGCTCTGTAGATGCAAGGAAGTCTGTCTGTGGCCCCTCATTGGGTTCAAAGATGACTTCACGAGCTATCTCCTCATAGTCTAGAGCTTCAGGCTTCGGCTGGGCTGGACTCTTCTCTACCACCACGGATTTGGGCTTCGATTTTTTCCGCTTTGTCGAGCGCCGCTTTGTATCGCTCGGCAAGGTAGCGTTGGTTTGCAGCTTCTTTCTTACGCTTCTGCTCAAGTCTAACTCTCTTGTATAGTCCTACATGTGATATATGTCGGCCTGATTGATCACTTAACCAATTAGCTACATCACGATAACTGTACTGCTTTAGGTGTTTCTTTGCTTGTTCGTACAGTTCTAGTTCTTCTGGAATAGGTATAATAATATCTTTGTCATCTGGATCTTGTGAGTACCCAAATGGTACTTGTCTACCTACTCTTACTACTGGGTGCCAGACATAGCCACTTTCGGTTTTGTCAGGCTTTGGAAGTTTCCAAGTTTTATCAAGCTTCATTTTCTTTAGGAGGTAAAATAAACAGTGGGCTTTCTGATTTGACTTCTACCTTGTCGGTCTTTACAAAACCAGCACGGTCTAAGAAGTCTTTAGCAGCAGCCATCTTCTCTTTATTCCCTAAGTCTGTTGGGTTAGTCATAACGTTCATTAAAGACCAAACAGCACGAGGGCCATTGGTAGCAATAAAGTCACGAGTACGATTAGCTATTTCATCCTTTAAAGGAGCCATAACTCTTGCAGAGGATTCCCCCTGAGCATACCCTGCAATCTTAAGTGCTTTAACTGGGTTGCCTTCGGCTTCACCAAACAAGGCATCAAGAAACTTCTGTTGCTTTTCTGTCATGTAACTTTCCTATGAGGTTTCACTTTGGCTCTAATCTTTTTAGGTTGAGCCACAAACTGCTTACCCGCCTTAGTGCCTTTTCGTTTTGCTCGTGATGTAGCGGCATACTCAGAAGAACTAAGAGACTTAATAGCCTTTGCAGGTAGATACCTTTCGCCTGTAGCCTTCGGACCTTGCGTTGATGGTTTACCACTCTTGGTTCCCCACTTCTGTTTAGTCCAAGCCGTTAAACTTTTTTGACTTTTACTTTTTGGCATCGTGCTTCTTTTGTACAGGGAAATTAGCAGTAAGAGATGCACCCTTATGAGGCACAAACTTATCTTTATGTTTCATTAGTTTTAAACCACCATCTTTTTGTTTCATCCAATGATAACCTTTAGGTGCATCTACTTTCACTACTTATATCCTCCACCTTTAGCTTTGTATTGCTTTGCAACCATCTGGGCTTTCCTGGCGGACCATTGTCCTGGCTTACCACCTTTCCCTCCAGCTTTAACGGAAGTAACAAGGCGCTTACGCATACTAGGCTGAGTATAATTACCCGCTGCATTAACCGTAGACTTTTTGCCTGATCTCACCTCTACTAATCCCCATATCATGCAGTTCTTTGTCACTCAGGTTCATGAGTATCCAATAGTCTGCTCGTCGTTGTTGATTCTTTTGAATCGCCTTTAAAATATTCTTAAACATAGCACTACTCCTTTTTATTTGTGCAGGAGTAGTTTTACATAAATAGTTATATCATACTATAGATAAGATTGCAACCCCGTTATGCTCTTCTTGCAGGGTCAAAGTATTCCTCTGCTGAAACAAGTACTTCCATAGTATTTGCAGTTTCACCGTATACCATAATCTTATCACCTGAGTGCAGGTTAAAGTATCCACCATTAACTAAATTAGCTACAGAGTGTCCTGCCATACTAAGTCCATTAGCTATATAATGATACTCGTTATCGTCAGCATGATAGAACTGTACAAATACTTTCTTAGTAGAAGTAGAACTATTACTAATGTGTAGATACCTAGTAATAGCACTGAAGTTAGCAGGGCAAGTATACACAGTGGTAGCACTAGCATCTGCAGAAGTAGATGCAATAGTGTACCCTTGTGTGTGAAACTTTGACTTACTTAGATCTGGCATTTATTTTTTCTTTTTCTGAAATTTTTTCTTGTGCTCTGCTACAGTTTCCTCTTTGTACCGAGTAGTATATTTTTTATCTTTAAAAGTAAAAGAGTATTCTTTATCGGCACGAGCTTTTTTAAATGCACTGCCAAAAGCTGATAGCTGTTTTTTAACTGTAGCTGGTTTTGTTTTAGGCTTAATTACTTTTTGAAGGGTATTGATTGGAGGAGCGGTGTCAACATTTCTAAACCCAGCCTCACGAGCTATTTCTAACATAGCACCTTTACCATCATCTAACGCTAAAGGTCTAGCTGATCTAGTAACTCTACTTTCTCCAGCAGATTTATTTTTAGGTAAACTATCTGCTCTAGGCCCAGTTCTAGGGTATCCAGGCTGTTTAGGAGAATCACTAGAAACTTTTGGTCCTCTAGGTAAAGGTTTAGAATCTATGGTAGGTCTTTCACCTGCAGCAGAAACAGCAGTGGGTGTAACTGGACTGGTTCGTCTACCTGTTTTAATCCTAGTAAAAGGTGTAGTTGTTCCAGGAGAAGTGGTAGTTGAAGGCTTACCAGCATTTTGGAATCTGCTTAATTTTTGGCTTTTGTCAAACTTAGCATTTACTGTTCGATTAGTTCTGGGTATAGAAGTTTGCGCTTCTGGTGGTTTCTCGTCAGGCTTCCTACGAATGATCTTAACCTTAGGTTTTTTAGCCAAGTCTCTACTAGCGGGTCTTAACTCATCAGATAGTTTCTGAGCTTTATTAAGTACGTTAGCAGCATTATCCCTAGTAACTTTTTTTATGTTAGAGTACTGTTTGTAATTTTTAGCCGTTCTAAAACCAAGCTTCATTAGCTGCTTACGTATCAAAGCAGAAGTAACTTGTACAACCATATTACCTAAGACTAATACAACAGGAGCCATTATTTTTTTCCTTGTGTAGGCTTCATAGAAGCACCGCAGTTAGCCATACCACCTTTATTATAAGCCATTTTCTTTTTAGTCATGCCACCATACTTATAGCCCATCTTAGCTGCTACTGCTGGTGCTTCTTTCTTTAATGCTGCCATTCCTGGATTCATTTTTTTATTCATACTCTTTTCCTTTAAGCTATAATAAAGTCTACGATCTGCCCATCAGGAGTTCGTAGTTTGTTTGGATTAGGATTGTAAGCATACATCTGATTTACTATTTTAAGATCTTCTACTGGTGTATCAGGTGTAACTTTGTTAGGTTCTTTTTTGTCTGTAACTTTTTCAACAGGTTCACCTACACCATTTTCAAATACAATATTTACATGAGTTTGGAATGGCATACTTGGTAGAGGCAAATGAGAAATAAGAGACATTAAGAACCCTTAACCCATTTCTTAGAAGAAGACTTAGTTTTGCTGCTACTCCACTTAACCTTATCGGCCCAGTAAGCTGCAGACATCTTGCCCTTCTTAATGTTCTTGGCATGACGAGACTTAAAGGCTTCTCGTTGTCCTACAGTCTGGTTAGTTTTAACACCCTCCTGACCAAACTTAATATACTTGTACTTACCGTCTTCACTAGCCATAACGTGATGAGACTTGTTAGTGCTGTCGTTAAGACGTTGTGGTTTATTCACAGACTTAAGTCCTGCATCTTTCATCTTAGTCTTGACTCGTTCAGGTATACTCATTTATTTTGGCCTTGCTTTAGGTTTTAAAGAAGACATAGGTGCTAATTTTTTAGGTCTAGCTTTAGGTCGAGGCATAGGTTTTGCCTCAGGTTTAGTAGCTTTTTTAGCAGAATCTATAGCTCTATTAACAGGGGTACGAGGCTTATTACGTCCTTTTAAATTTGAACTGTTCTCAATATTAGGATTTTTTGCGGCTTCTAAAATCTTTTTAATTACAGCTGAGCCGCCCGTTACAGCTGCAAAAGCACCTACTGATTTAGCTTCCTGTGCTGCCATAGCTCTGCTAGACTTAGCTGAAGGAACCATTTTTGCTTCCCCTGCAGTTTGACCTTGGAACAGTTTTTTATACCTAACTGGTACTGGTGCTTTTTTTATTAAACTCATAGTTAGTTCTTTGGGGTTAACCCCTAAAGATTTAGCTATAGCTTTAGCTGCATTAACGTAACTCATATTATTTATCCCCTATCATACTCAATGCTTGATCTAGTGTTTCTTTGTTGCGACGAGTCCAACCACGACCAAAGGTCTCAAAGGTGCTTAGTCTTTCGTAGAAGCTTTGTCGTTGAGTGAAGACACTCTCAATAATCATACGTGCATCGTGATTCATAACAGCTTGCAAAGTCATAGGCCCAATAGCCCCATCTGCTGTTGCTCCCACAGCACGTTGTATAGCTTTAGCTGGACGACCAGAACCACTATTAACGGCCCAGTCAAAGGCGCACCAGTCAACACCGCTAGGAAGATCATCACCACGCACCTTATCCCAATAATTCTTCTTGTAAATAGGAGCTACATCATCAGGCTTTAAGTCCATCATATCAGACTTAGTAGCCTCACGTCCAATCCACTTGTCATACACAGCCTTAGTCACCCCAAGGTTAGTCATACCACCAGGATCTTGAGGGTGATTCACAAAGCCCCCCTCGTGGTGTAGCAACATCTCTAAACAATTCTGAAAATTTTTGTTCATTTCTTTTTACCTTTTACCATACCACCTTTATTTAATAAGGCTCGTTTAAGTACACCTTTTTTATCCCGTAATTCTGGGCCGACAGAGTTTGGTTTGGCTTTTTTAGCTGGTGGTTTATAAAGATCTCTAAGTATTTTATCGAAATACACTGGATTATCTTTAAGGATTTTACGTAATCTTATTTTTTCATCACCAGTAAATCTAGGTTTTTCTTCTTTACCTGTTCTATTAATAGCCATTACTTCTTCCCAAAGAATTTACTTACGGATCTGATCCCGATACTTGCTGAAACAATCCCACCAAGTGAGTATTGGTACCATGCTGGCATAGTTTCTAGTGCAGCAAAGCCAGCTTGAACAATACTATTACCCCAATCACCACAGAATGCTAGAATCAGTGGAATTGAAAAGAGTAAGGTAATCCATTCGTCTTTCCAAGAGTTCTGAGTAGCATTGATAGCTGCTAGATCCCAGTCAATCTCACCAGTAGCTTGTTTAACCTTAATCTCTGCGTTAGCTTTCTGTACAGCTACCTTACCATCTAGGTAAGTGGTAGCTAATCCACCAACTGCTCCTAAGATTTGTCCTATCATTTGAATAATCCTGATTTACGATAGTCTACTAAACCACCTTTATTGAAACCACCTTTATCTAAGTCTTGCAGTAAAGTTCTAAGCTTAATACTATCTCTGGAATCTGCATCAGGTCCAAGAGATTCTTTAATTGACTTACTTAAAGAGTTAGCTGCTCTTGTCACTTTACCTCTAGTCTGTGGAGTAGAGTAGTCAGCATCTTCAGAGTCAGCATCTAAAGTTTTTTTATATTTTGTCTGCAGCTTTTTAGCTTGATTGACTGCTGTCTTACCATACTTTTTAGCAGCTTCTTTAGCACCAACCTTAACGATGGCAGAAAGTATTGCTATTATTGGTATTGCTGGTCCCGCCATGTTACTTCTCGTTTCCTAGCCACACAGCAAAGGCTCCAGTCATAGCTCCAGTTACTGTAGCAGTGAGTGCTGTAGCTTGTGAAGTCATATCAGCA